GTGGCCATGGTGGCTATGGTGGCTATGGTGGCTATGGTGGCTATGGTGGCTATGGTGGCTATGCTTCGAGCCGTGTAAAAGTATTTGGTAACATTGCCGGAAACCGTTTACGCATACGTACACTGTTGGATCACGCTGGTTTAGGCACCAAAGTAACAGGTACTATCACAATGGCAGTGTCTGTTTCTCAACCATCATCGGTAACAGAAAACAGTGTAACGTTGGATCTGCCAACTCCTATTATTTCAATCCATACCCCTTGGCAAGAACTCTAATTGGCTAAACCAGGATTAGTATGTTGGTAAATAACAACGTACATAATAATTCTGGAACCAAATGGATACACGCCTAAATGATGCCCTGGCATTTGCCAACTATAGACTGACGCTACAAGTTCAGCGCCAAAATATCGAAGCACGAGTAAATGCTGCTTTGATTGTATCCTATCAAAATGCTATTTTTAAATCTTCCCAAAATTTAATTTCATTTGTTGGATTTAGGACCACACGGCCAGAACGACTGTTGCTTGAAGACAATAGTGGTAATGTGATACACATTGAAAATTCAAATGAGTTCTTAAATGTGCTCATACAAGCGTATGATTCTGCAATGGAATTAAAACAACAAGAGCTACAAAAACTAAAATCAGCACGAAGCACCGCCAAAATTGTAGGGCTGTGATATGAGCACCAAGGGCTTTATGATGTTCGCTTACAACAACGAACAGTTGGACTATACCCAGCTGGCTATTGTTGCTGCCTATGCATGTAAGAAATACATGCCCAATATTCCAGTTGTACTTGTAACTAACCAGCAAAGTTTGGAACAATGCAAGAATACACACGGCCAAGCAATCATGCAAGCGGCCTGGGATGATATCATTATTACCAATCCCGAATACGAAAAGAATATGCGTCTTCATCATGATGGCGCATATCACAGCTTTAACGCACAATTTACAAACACAAACAAACACGACATTTACAATCTAAGCCCATTTGATGAAACTATTCTAATTGACACTGATTATCTATGTGGTAACAATAATTTAGAAAAGCTATTCGGCAGCCAGTATGACGTGGCCATGTATCGCGACGCCCGCAACTTGCAAATGCAAGAGCCGTATACAACAGAACGTTGGTTGCACTATGCTGGTATTCGCATGTGGTGGAGCACAGTTGTTTACTGGCGCAAGAGTGAAGAAGCCAAACACTTCTTTAATATTTGGACCGCAGTTAAAAAGAACTGGGAGTACTATCGCTTCTTGTACAAATTTCCGGGTACACTGTACCGTACTGACTATTCTGCCAGTATCGCCGCTCACATGTGTAATGGTTGGCAAGACGGCGGATTTCTTGGAGAGATTCCAAATTACATGCGCTACCAAGATCAACGTGATGACATTGTAGAAGTCAAGGGACCTAACCATTGGGTTATGTTAAGCAACTTGCCCGAAGAGTGGAAGAACATTGTAGTAGAAGTTGCAGGTGAAGATGTTCATATGATGAATAAGAAAAGTATAATTCGCAATTATGAAAAGATTATGCAGGAATTGGCATGACACTGCATATCATTGCGCCACCAAACTCGGATGATCACATTAAGATTACATCTATGGATGCAAAATTTGTTAATGCGTCGATTGAAATTAATGTAGTAAATGTCGAAGCAGATCCTTACAGTCAAATAAAACAACTTGCCACACTTGAGTTAAAGGCAGGCGACATTATTTGCTTAGCCGGTACATGCACACGACAATCAACTATTGCAGTTGCAGAACTTGCAGCAGCTAAAAAAGTAAATCTTATGCCTGGCACAGGCACAGATCACCGCGGCGTCCCAATTGAGCCATATAAGATAAATGCTCGTGCTGCCATTGAGAAAAACGATATTGCCGCTTGGCCCTACTTGATGGTCATTGGTGATCCAGAATTGGCCAAAAAGAGTTTTGAAATTTTACCCGACTTAGACAGCGCACTATACTGGCCCAACTATGTTCCCGAACCTGATCAGGTGCGTATTGAACACTTGTTAGCAGTAGTGGCTGCAACGGGCTTATGGGAAATCCCAGAGTGGTTTAAAATCGTCGACTTGTCTGTTAGGGATCTAGAGCTTGCTCCTGTTATGTACGCAAGCCATATGTGGCATGACTGGATTGCGTTCTACCCAGCCAACGGAAACTTCAAACTTGAAAATCATGCACAGCTACATCCAGTCTGGTTAGCTGGTAGTACTAAGCCTTTGGAATATTGGTAATATGGCCGAGTTGAAGTTTGAACTGCGTCGTCGAGAAAAGAAACGTGCTGAGTTCTGGTGTGTATATTATGACGAATACTCTGGAAAGATTAAAGCTATCGAGCCTGGCCACCAGCCTTCGGCTGGTGTTCTTGTAGTTAACTACGCTCGTGTAGAAAAAATATTAGCTGGTAAAATTAATCAAAATGACTATAGAGTATCATTGAATGAAAATTTAGGTGTACTTGACCTAGTTGATACAAAACGTCCTTCAGAATACAAAAAGAAACAAGCATATCGCGGCTGGTTATCATCAGCCGAAACTGATAGCTATGCTCCGGCACCATTACGTGCAACGCTATTTGTAGATACGGGCCATATTCGATTTGAAGCGAGCCGTGTTTGGACCACACATGTTAAACATGGCCTAGATAGAAATTCAATCAATGAAAATATCCCATTTTTTATTAGTGACGTTGAAGATCCACATAATTTATTTGGACACGATGAAATTAATTTAGCCGAAGTAATCGAACGTGGCTTTTGGGAAAGGCGATTATGGGCGTTTATGGATCATGATATTATACAAAAAATATTGTACCATGGACAAGAAATACGCATTAACATGCCTCCAGTTGCAAATGGACTTAACTTTGTAAGAACTCAAACGCACTCACCGTTCTCTGAAATCATTGATGAGCGTACTATTCTTAGTAGAACCGGACCCGGGAAACATCTTAGTGTATATTCTAAAGATGGCTCGCTGTGGGTGCAAAGTCACTACTCAAAGGGCTGTGCCATCGATCAGATAACTGGAAACTTGTCAGTGGCAGTTTTATCGCGGCCAGATCCAGATTTCTTTGTAGCATGGGCAGAGTTGCCTGCGCTAATGCTTAGACAAGAACATCCATTTGAATTGATTTCAAATTGGCCTGACCATGTGGTCCCAAGTCTGTTATATAAAGCTAACAACTTAGATATAGGAGTGCTCCAGTGAAAACACCAATTACAGAATTTGACGTAGTGTTTATCAGCTACGATGAACCAAATGCAGATGAAAACTATGCAGACTTATTAGAAAAATGCCCTTGGGCAAAACGCAGCCATGGCGTATATGGAAGCGATGCTTGTCATAAGGCAGCAGCAAAGTTAGCAGAAACTGAACGCTTTATCACAATTGATGCTGACAATAAAGTACGTCCCGATTTCTTTGAAATGGAATTGGATTTAACCAAATTTGATCGCAGTGATGTACTAAGTTGGAGCGGCAAAAACGTTATCAATGGACTCGTGTACGGCAATGGTGGGGTTAAGTTATGGCCAAAGAAAGTAGTGGAGCAAATGCGTACACACGAAGCAGTTGATTCTGGCGCAGGCGCAGTAGACTTCTGTTGGGATATTCATTACCATCAATTGAACAACATTTATAGCGATGTGTTTAACAACGCAACTCCTTATCAAGCATATCGAGCAGGGTTTCGCGAAGGCGTCAAGCTGGCTCTCATTGATGGCCGGCCAATGGACTGGCGTCAGATTGCTGATCGTAACAATTTTAAAAATCATCGTAGACTATTAGTATGGATGAGTGTTGGGCAAGATATACAAAACGGATTATGGGCCATGTACGGCGCACGCCTGGGCTGTTATCTAACTAATTTACGCAAAGACTGGGACTACAAGTTAGTAGCAGACTTTGAATGGCACAATCAGTATTGGAGTGAAACAGTTGCTCCAATGTTTGCAGGCGATGAAGAAACATGCGCAGTATCTAAATATAATTGGAGTAAGACTAAGCTAATGGCAGAAACTGTTAAGCTAGGCAAGCTATTACGACAAGATCTTCGTTTGGACATTGCAGAATTAGATGAAGTTGGTTCCAAATTCTTTAAAGCAAGTTTCTTTAATCCACATCGTTTAGCGCCACACATTAAAGAAAGTGATGTTGAACAGTTTATCGCCGAGTAATGTTAGATATATTTTTCATCTCAATGGGCGAAGAAGGCAGTGAAGCTAATTGGCAACGCTTGCTTCAAATAGCACCTACGGCAAAACGTGTTGACAATGTCAAAGGCATTTACAACGTGCATAAAGCATGTGCTCAGTTAAGTACAACCAAAAACTTTTATGTAGTTGACGCAGATGCTTGGGTGCTTGACGGATTTAAATTCCATTGGGAACCAGATGCTAAAACATTGCATTGGGGGATTCCAGAACCTGAATGTGTTATTGTGTGGCCAAGTCAAAATCCAGTGACTGGGCAAGAGTACGGTTATGGCGGCATTAAGCTGTTCCCGCAAGCCCCATTTTTAGAAGATAAAAAATGGCACATTGACTTATCAACCACAATTGGTCGAGCTACTGTTAGCAAAGAACAAGTTGGCTGCGAAACTAGATTTAATGTGACACCGGAATCTGCATGGATTGGTGCGTTTCGTGAATGCGCCAAACTCTCTTCTCTGTCAATGATCAAAAGCCGTGTTCGTCGAGCAGTTGCAACTAAACATGCAGAGCTGCAACAGCTCACAGAGCATGTTGCCCAACAAACAGATTGGACGTTAGATCGACGTGCAACTTACCGCAAGGTACAAAGTGTATTGATTGCAGATCGTTATAGTCACGAGTCAAACATTTACTCATATTGGACAGAAATTGAAGAATGTAGTCGTAAAAGATTACATTGGGCCACTGTGGGATGGGAAGCTCATAATGGAAAGTATAGTATACTAGGGGCACAAGCTGGCTCTAAATTTGGTTTACAGTACAGTGATGATTTGGAAATTCTTGATAGAATCAATGATTGGGATTGGCTAAGAGGGGAATTTAAAAATGTCAATATTTAATGTTAAACCACAGAAACACGATACAAGAACTACGTTTGCAGATATCCCCGTAGTTTTTTTAAGTTTTGACGAACCAAATGCAGATACACATTGGAACTTATTACAAAAAGTAGTACCACATAAACGTATTGCTCGTGTTCACGGAGTGAAAGGATTTGATGCTTGCCATAAAGCAGCCGCAGACAGCTTTCCAATGAGCGATTATGTTATCACTGTAGATGCAGATAATCAAGTTGATCCAAAATTCTTCACCAAGAGGTTGCCGCAGAACATGAACGGCCAAGTAAGCTTCACATGGGGCGGTAGGCAAGTCACCAATGGCCTTATGTACGGAAACGGTGGCTTGAAGATGTGGAGCACCGAGCATCTTGCTAACATGAAAAGTCATGAGCTTGCAGATGAAGAACGAGATGCTGTAGATTTTTGCTGGGACTTTCAACGCTACAAAGAACTTCCAGGTTGCTGGAGCAATGTGCATACAAACGGCAGTGCTTATCAAGCATTTCGTGTGGGCTTCCGTGAAGGTGTTAAGCTATCAATGGAACAGGGCCGCCTGCTTGCTTTTAATGAATGGAGCACTACAATGCACGCCGCAAACTATCAACGCTTACTTACATGGATGACAGTGGGATCAGATGTTGAGCATGGTATTTGGAGTGTGTACGGTGCAAGGCTTGCTGTTAAGATGTTGCAGTATGATAACTTTGATTTTGTGAAAATTAGAGATTATGATTGGTTTAATGATTTTTTTAAGTCACACTCAAATGCAGATCCAATTAAAGGTAGTAAGAGCCTGGGCAAGAATATAAGTGAAGGACTGGGATGGATCTTACCTGAATTCGACACTGATCAAAGTGCTTTTATAAAGCAAACACAGTTGCACCCCGACAAGCCATTGACGTATGAAGATGTAGAATGGCGCACAAATTTAAGTTTATATGGATGGTTCCGTGGATAAAAATGCTGAATTAAGATCATCGTTATTGTACTTTGTTGATGAAGCAATTGGCTATAGACATAGCCTACACTTCTTTCATCGTTGGCTTGAGTCTGGCGAGCAATCTAATTTAGAAGGATTGATACTTGAAGTTGGGCGTGAAAACTTCATTGATTTGCAACCATTGTTGAATACTATCAAGGATCCTTCTAATACTGACGGCATATTAACACTTTACAACTTTATCAAGATACATGGAGTATATCGTGTTGATGCGTTGGACACGCGAATTACTCCGCCACCTGACGTTGACAACACAGTATTGAATTGTGTTGAAGGCAATGCTTGGGCTATGCATAACTGGATTGAAGCAAATACACACAAAGGTGTAGGGCCATACTTTCATATTGGGAGAGCATATGGACTCTTACAAGAGGCTCATTTAGACTTTTATAAGATATTTGACCTGCTTGAACTAATGTTTGGCAAAGAAACAACTTTGTTTTCGTCTGTAAAAAACAATGATATTGCATTGTTAGGAAAGCTGCTGTCTAATTATTATCCAAGCTGCGGAGTGCATATCATTAAACTTGCACAATCAGTAACTGAACATCCAGACCTAAATTGGAAAGATGCGTTAAGCAGAAACCAAATTAAAAGCAAGTTATGGCTCATTGAACAACTAAACGTACTTAAACTATTACCCAAGCCCCGCAAGTATACCACTGACGAATCATCAAATGTACTATTAGTAGGCGGTTGGGTTGGCATGTTAAGTTTCTTAGCTGATATGAAAGGCAAGTTTCTTGATGTAGTAACCAACGTTGATATTGACGAAACAGTTCACGCTGCATCTGCTGACTTGAATTCAGTAACCAAATCAACATTTAGGACCAGCAACAGGGATGTGCGAAAGCTGAATGTTGCAAAGTACACTAAGCCAATTGTGATTGATACGATTGTTGAACACTTCAAAGATCACGGTGAATGGGTTAAAACATTACCAAATAACGCTATAATTGTATTGCAAGGTAATGACATGTTTGATGTGCCTGACCACGTAAATTGTCATAAAACATTAGAAGAGTTTATTGAGTCATGCGGGTTAAATAACATTATCTGGAGCGGAGAATTGAATCTCTATAAGTGTACCAGATACATGGCTATTGGCACCACATGATATATGACAAGCGGTTTAAACGATACGATTTCAAAGTAGATTTAGAAAGATTAAAAGCTGAAACGTACACACTGATGTACGATTATCCCAATGGGGTTTATCATACGCAGTGTTCGTTACAAACAGATGGGTCTGACGATTGGGCAGCTGGTATTGGATCTAAGCCTGACATAGACGAATCAATTTGGGATAAGTTGCACCCAAAATTAGTAGGCACTTGGTGGGAAGAGTTTTTTGCTACCTTGCCCTTTACAGTATATCGTGCTCGGCTACTGACCTTGCAGGCCCGCACTTGCTACAGTATACATGTTGATCGCACACCTCGCATACATATTGCAATTGATACTCACCCAATGGCCAGATTCATTTTTACTAACCCGCCAGCAATACGAGTTATCCCTGACGATGGCCACATTTGGTGGGTAGATACTACAAAAGAACATTCGGCCATGAATGGCAGTATGAAGCCAAGAATTCATTTTGTTGCTTGCCTGGACAACACAGACCCAATTTAAGTCATACATACAGGTATGACATTAGAAGTTATTCATACCTGCGCCGAACACTTTAGTAGTATTGAACAATTATACAAAGATTTCTTAGCAGAAATTAACAAGGACCCATTACCTGCATTGGTTAATATGGGATATGAGTTTCCTGCTGGTCTTGGTTACCTGGTTAACAATAAATCACGTTGGACAGAAAAAACAGGTCAAATTGACTTACTGTTAGACAATGGCCGCATCGTTGGAATTAGTGCAGTAGAAACAAGTTCACTCAGCAATGTATTTGGTAGCGGCGGCAATCGTTGCTGGCTGTTACCTAAGTATCGTGTTCATAATGAAATTACAAAGTATCTATTGTCATCTAATTTAGAATGGTGTACAACGCAACAGCACGTAGGAATGATACTAACATTTAACGATTATAACAAATGGATCTATACTACAATTAAAAAACGAGCAGTCGGACAAGCAGGCGCATTAGGCCCAGTTTGGAGCAACTGGTGGAATGATTGTATCCCGTTCGAACGTCAGTTGAATGTTTTTAATACCCCACAATGGGCAGTAGTAAAGCCAATTGCAAGCACAGATTCTGTGCGCAATAACATGAATAACATTGAAAAAGAATTTGGAATAGCATGATTGTAAACACAGAACGTTCGCATTTGAAATATTGGTACGGTGATGACCGTAATCAAATTTGGCGCAAAGACAACTTAGAAACAACATCAATGAGTGTTGGAGGATGTGTTCGAAAGCCAATGAGCTTTAAAGCAGAGCTAATTAGAAACGCTCGTACCTTGAATAGAACATATCCAGACTTAACTATTTTTTTAAGCGGTGGCCTAGACAGTGAAATGGCACTACAAAGTTTCTTGTCTGCTGGGATCACTCCGCGTATTGTTACTATTAGATTTCCCGACGATAAGAACTTACACGATATTGGCCCAGCAATGCGAATGTTGTCGGGCATGGGGTTAAAATACACAGTCATCGACGTTGATCCCGAAGAATTTGTAATGGGCGGCGAAGCATTTGAAATAGGTGCTCGTTATCAAAGCTATAGCTTTTACCAACAGCTTCTTATGAAAGTGGCACTTGAATACAATGCCCCAATGATTACAATCGACGAAATTGAATTGGAAAAGTTGCCCAGCATTGATTGGGAAACTGGAGAGCATTATGACCGTTGGGCATTCTTGAAGAAAGAAGATCAAGATGGAGTATGGCGCAGATTTGCAGATGCAACTGGTATTCCAGCTCTCAATAACTTTTACAGTTACAGCCCCGAATCAATTTTATCATTTTTACAATTGCCAACAGTTGATGATTTGGTAAATGATCGTATTCCCGGGAAGTTAGGTTGGACCAGTAGCAAGATGAAAATTTACTCACACCTGGGATATAA